ATGACAGTCGATGAAGTCATTGCCATTAACAAAAACAAACCTGACTATTCTAAAGAAAAAGAATTAGCCAAAGCATGGGATGAACAAAGTGAACGTGTATCTAAAATGAAGGTGGCAAACGGATGAAACTAGACCTGAAAACATTATTACCTTATATCGTACTTCTTGTAACGATTGGTATGACTTGGGGTATGTTTTCAGAAAGACTCGATGCAGTCGAATCTAAAGTCGATGCTGTCACCCAAATGCAACAGGATATAGCAGTGATAAAAGAAAAAATTATGTGGATGGAAGCATATTTAATTAATAGGAGTAATTAATGGCAGAGTTAGATAAATTAGGTAACCCTATTCAGGAATATATAAATGTTCCTGAACAATACAGACAAGGTTTTGCCGACTATATGAAAGACAAAGGTCCTGTTATTGGGGGAGCGGCTATAACACCCGTACAATTACCTGATGGTAGTACAATACAATTTGGTGATACAGGAACTGCTGCAAGATTCAAAGAGTATTTAAACACTACAGGTCAAACAAATCAACAAACAACACAAACTTTAACTGACCCTTCTCAATATGTACAGGCTCAAGTCGGTGCTGCGGTTACTCAACCTACATTACCGACAGGTACGGCAGTAACTCCAGGTTTAGCATTACAACAAGTAACACCAAGTACATTACAAACAACTCCGGGATTAGAAGGACAGGTTCAAGCACCTACTCCGACACCTACTGTAGCACCTACAATTCCTACAGCAGAAGTACCCAGTGCCGCACAAATTCAACAGGCTCAGGTAACATCTGCTCCACAATATCAGGCAGTCACAGGTCAAGCTGTACCTCAAATGGTAGCAGAGACAGGTGTTGTCACACAACCGATGGTGGCCGCTCAACAAGACTTACAAGCCTTACCACCCGAAGCAACCGTTCAAGGTCAACTCGCTAATATTTCCCAAGCTATTCAACAATCAGTCGATGAGGGTAAACCTCTTCCTGCTTTTGCTCAAGGGGCAAAAAGACTAGTCGATGCCGCCATGCAACAGCGGGGTTTAAGTGCATCTAGTATTGCCGCTGAGGCTCTAGCGACAGGTGTATTACAATCATCTATTCCGATTGCACAAGCTGATGCTGACACATATAAACAAGCTGTATTTCAAAACTTAAATAACAGACAACAAGCGGCAGTCTTAAATGCTCAACAGTATTTCCAAATGGATATGCAGAACTTATCCAATAGACAACAAGCAAGTTTAACAAACATACAATTAAGACAACAGTCTTTGCTAACTGACCAAGCGGCAGAAAACGCATCATTACAATTTAATGCACAAAGTCAAGCACAAACTGACCAGTTCTTTGCAAGTCTACAATCCCAGATAAATACAAATAATGCATCAAGACAAGATGCCATGAATCAATATGCAGTATCTGAAACTAATAGAATATCTGCACAAAATGCACAAAATGCTATTGGTGTAGCAGAAGCTAATGCACAAAGAGAAGCAACAATCAATCAGTTCAATGCTCAATTACAAGACCAAAGAGAAAGATTTAATGTAGAAAATCAAAGATTGATTGACCAGTCTAATGTGACATGGAGACGACAAGTCAATACAGCAAACACGGCAAGTATTAATGCGGCCAACCAAGCAGACGCACAAAACTTATTAAACATTTCTAACTTTGCACTATCTGCATTATGGCAACAATGGAGAGATGAAGCGTCATGGGTAAACACTGCATCAGAAAATGCTAGAGATAGGGCCCATAACGTAGCAATGGCGGCCTTAGAAAGAGAAACAGAAATATCTTTATTAAATGAATCTTCAAAAGATGCATTGAATCAAATGATTGGAAGTATTGGATTCGATATAATCGGAAGCATACTGACAGGAGGAGGACAATAATATGTGGGGAACAATAGGAACAATAGTAGGTAATGCATTACTTAATAAAGGAAGTGCAACTCAAGCTACACAATTCGACCCTATAGAACAAATGGCATCAATAAAATCTGCTATTAATTTTAGTGATTTAATGATGGTTACAGAAAAACCTCAAGAAGCAGGACAAGTAGGGCAAGTGGCACAGTCTAATGTAGATGCTTTTGATAGTTTTTTAAATCAAACACTTAGTGAAATGATAAGAGGTTTACGAGCATAATGGCACTTAGAAGAACAAATCCTTTTGACGCACCAATTCCTGGGCAATCTTTAACAGATACACCAAAAAATTATCCTTGGGAAAATCCACCAAGATATGCAAAGGTAGAGGATGCAGGTTTACATATACTAAAAAAATTAACAACAGATAAAGCTGTCATGGAAAGAATAGCTTTTCTTTTAAAGACAGGTATCTCTGTTGAATCTTTAACTAAAACAGTTATATTTACTGGATTTGTAGAGGGTGCATTTACACCTGATGTAGGTTTATTATTAACACCAAGAGTTAGTAAGATGATATTTGCTATAGGTAAAGGTGCAGGTATTGAAAAAATTAATATTAATCCACCTAAGAAAAATAAAACAAAAGATTTAATTAATACTGTATTACAAAGTAAACTAGATGATTTAAAATTAAAGAAAAAAGACGTAGAAGACCTTGAAGAAATGGAAGAAGAATCAAAAGGTCTAATGTCTAGAGAGGAGAAAGAAGATGGGTCTGCTTAGTTCAAGAGGTTTTAGAAATATATTATTAGGTGCAGGTAGTCGCTACCAAGAACTTAGTAAAAATGCTTTAGAGATAGCTACAGAAGGTCAAAAGAATCTAAGAGAGATAGCACAAAATTTAGATACTGTAGAGAAGAAAGCAGTAAAAGCAATGAGAGTAGTGGAGCAACAAAGCGACCCTACATTTGCTACTTTCCTAAGCAACAAGGGAATTGAAACTTTAATGGAAATGGAAGATAAAGACCTTCTAGATTATAAAGAACAGTATGACCAGTTAAGCCCTAATGATTTAGTAAAGTTACAAGAACAAGATATGGTCGACTTAAAGAGAGAGTCAGGCCAATACTATACTGATGTTGCAGAAAATTTAAAGAAGTCTGTTAATATAGGAAATAATAGTGCAAATTTTTTATTAGACATTGACCCACGTTCTAAGAAGTTTAGAAAGAAGATAGAAGAAATTGGTACAACAGCACCTAGCTTTGAATTGGGTGAAGTTTCGACTGTACCCACAGAGACTTTAGGTTTCTATGGTGAAACATGGAATGATAGTACCTTAAAAGGGTTAGTAGATAGAGACTATATTGATGGAACAATTGAACAAGACTTATTTAATATAAATCTACAGAAACCTACACAAGATGAGATTGATGCAGAATATCAAAAGAGACTAAATAATGCATTAAGTGCTTGGAAGCAACAATCAGGAACAGTACAAAAAACAGAAACAGATTACCAAATAGAAACAGACGAACAGTTAGATGAAATTATAGGTTAAAAGTATGCCAACGATATCATATCAAACGTCTGATGGCAAGAACCTAGTTGTTAATACAGATAATTTATCACAAGAAAAAAAGGATAAATTAAAACTTTTTATTAAAGAAGATTTAGTAAAAAAGAGTAAACTAGAAAGTCAATCAGACATACAAAAAGATACAGCCTCAGGCGGTTCAACAAAAGAAGAACCTATAGGTTTTGTGGACTCCTTAAAAAATAATGCTTTAGCTTTAAAAAAAGGTTATCACGGGGTTTATGGACAACATCTGTTAGGAACATTAGCGAACATTCCCGGAATGTTTTTAAGTGATGAAGTAAAGGCAGGTGTTATACAAGACATAGAATCACAAGATAAGTTAGGTGATGATGAACCTAAAAGCACTATCAAAAATATGTATAAGGCTTTAAAAAAAGCTGAAAATACAGAACTCAAAAAAGCTGAAAAAATCGACAGCAAAATCCCCAACAACTTTTGGACTAAATTTTATGCAGGTGTAGGAGCGTCTCCTGGACTGATAGCAATGTATGGTGGGCCACAAGCCTTGGTATCTGCTATACCTAAACTAGCACCGTTTGCAGGTGCGATTGCTGTTGGTGGTATAGATGCATTATCAAAAGCTGATGAAGGTGTTGTAGAATCTCTGACTGCAGGTGCAAAAGGAGCAGTCTTAGGTAAGTATATGGATTTAGCCAGTAGTCTTGCACCATTAAGTAGAATAACTTCTTTAGGGGCATTGGGATATGGTTCTGCTGAAGGTGATTTAGAACAGAGATTAGCTAATGGTTTAACATTTGCAGCTTTGGGAGGTATTGGCCCTAGGTATGGTCAAAAAACATTCTTAGAAAGAGAAACTGCAAAGGTAGTAGAGAAAGCTAAACAATCAAAATTTGTAAGACAGTTTGAAAAAGATGTAGACGTAGTAAACAAAAACTTATCAGCATCCATAGACTCATACAATCTATTGGCCGATAAAAAATCTGCATTACAAAAAGACTTAGCTAAACTAGAAAAGGTATTAAAGAATAAGAATACCAAAGCAGATACAAGAATAAAAGCAGAACAAAGAATTGCTAATATAAAAACAGAGATAAGAAGTACAAGTGCATCTCAAGGTAAATTAAAAAAACAATTAGACATACTGGATGATTTCTTAGTACATAATCAAACTTTTGTAAACAGAGTTAATAGGGAAGGAACAGATTATAGAACACCTACTCAAGCTAAATTAGATGCAGTTAGATTAGACTACGAAACAAAAATTGTTAAGAATAAAAAGACAGGTGAAAAAGTTGAAGTAAAAGTTCCAAAACCTATCAGGGCATATAGTGATTTAAAAGATAGCCTTTTCATGAAAGTTAGAAAAGGAATACTACCAAAAGAATTTTTAAATGAATATCCTGTTTTTAAAAGATATGTCGATGAGTATAATCTATATCGTATTTCTGTAGAGGATATGGTACTTAAAGTACTAGACAATGCAAAGATAGTATCGACAAAAGGATTAACTGCTTTAAGAAAAGGTAAACTAGAACCTTCTGAAGGTGGTATGCTCGTTAGATTTAACAGATTATCAAGTAAAGAAAAAGAAGATTTAGTAACAAAAACTTTTGATATAGAAAGACAATACGAAATATGGTCTAGTACATCTAAGGATAAAAGGTCTAATAAATTTGATAAGGATGGTGTAGCTAGTAGAGACTATCTAAATGAACTCGGGTTTAGTAATGAACAAGTATTAGCTTATCGTGATGTAATGAATGGCTTTGAAACAATTCGTAAGTATTACAACTCTATGGCCAAACAATACGGTGGCTATAGAATTGCAGCACTAAGCAGAAGACCAAACTTTTTCCCTCATATTTTCACAGGAAATTATAGAGTGTATGTTTCTGTAAATAAAGAATTGATAGATGCACTACCAACAACTACAGAAGTCGGTGCAAAGTTATTAGCAGAAAGATTGAAGAAAAAAATACCTAACGCAGAAGTCAACTACAAATTGGTAGAAAGAAATAAAGGTAGTGACGATACTGTTGCGGCTTTCAGTAATGTACTACAACATCTAGAAAGAACAAAATCAAAAGACACTATAGTCAATGCTATTAAAAAAGAGTATGATGAAGTGTTTAGTAAAGCAGGATTTAATATACACAAACTTCCTAGAAAAAAGTTTAGTAACGTATCGGGTTTTCTAGGTACAAAAGCTGGAAGAGCAGGAGTAGATGACTATACTTTGGCTATAAAATTATACGTTGAAGGTGCAGTGAAAACAGCTAATGGATTTAGATTAAGAAATAATATAAGACAGTTTGCTCAAAGTAGAGTTAGACCCGATTCACGACAAACACTAGAAATGTTGTATCCTAAATCTACAAAAGCAGGAAAAGAATACGTAGAAAATGCTCTCGGGTTAAACGCTACTAAAATATCTTCTGCAGTAGAAGCAATTGAAAGGTCTATCTCTCCGTCATTTAAAGGTTTATATACAAAAACTGCAGCATTAGCTAACCATTTTTATTTACTACAACTAAACGCAAGATTTGCTATTGCTCAGGGATTACAACCTTATCAAATGATTCCTCCAAAACTTGCTCACTTATCTCAGTTAGCAGGTAAAGATAATGTGACTGCCTTATCGGATGCATATTTAACTGTAGCTTTAATGCAAAAACAATTAGTAGCACCTGATAAATTTTCACAGAAAATGATAGAAACTGCTGTAAGAAACAGAACTATTAATGATAACTTCTTGAGAGAATTTGCAGGTGAAGGATACTACAAGCAAGGAAAGTTTTCAGATGCAAGAGATGTTGCAACAAGAATTAAAAATATTACTTCTGGTCGAGCCTTAGCTTCTAATATTGAACAATACTCTAGACTTAATGCTGTATTAATGTTTGGACATCATCTAAAAAGACTAGGTGTGTCTGAAGAAAAAGCCATAGAACAGGCGTGGAGATTAGCAGATAAGTATATGGTTCGATATGATTTAGCTGAGCGACCTTTTATTTATCAACAATTAGGTACAGTAGGTAGAGCCGCAGGTTTATTTAAAACATTTATGCACAACTATCACGCTCAATTAATAGAAGCAATTAAAAATTCTAAGAGAGGGGATTCAGCACAACTGCTAGGAATGGTAGCTAGTAGTGCAGTAGTATCTGGACTTACCGGTGCATTGTTTGTAAAATCTGCAGACCAAGTAGTAGGTTGGACTAACAAATTAACTGATAGTAACATACCTACTTTGAGTATGTTTTTATTACAAGCAGGATTACCTGATTGGGCTATCTTTGGTGTACCTTCGAGTGTCACAGGACTAGACTTAACTGCGACTGTTGCCGCTCCAGATATAAATCCTTTGGACTTTATTAGTTTTCCAGGATATGACTTTGGTAAAGATATAGTTTTTGGTGGATTAACTTTAGCAGACTACTATTTAAATTATAATCTAGGTAAGCTAGTAACAAAAGATGAAAGTGCACTTTTCGGAATACCTCCTGCAACATCAGAGGTAAGAGATGCATGGAAAAAGCTAACACCTAATTCGCTACACGGTGCTATTGAACTATGGTTTGAAAAAAATTCTAAGAATCCTTTTTATACTAGTGACCAAAATGCTAAAATACAAAGACAACTAAAGGATTGGTTTGCTAGATTTATGTCTTCATACTCTTTAAGAGAAGCAATGACTACTAAACTTATTTATAACTACTCTGTTAGTGATAGAAATGCGGCTTTAACAAAAGATAAATTAGCTGATTTTATAGCAGAGAATTTATTTAAATTTGATTTTGAAGGTCCTATTGTTCCTGAGTGGGCGTATGAAGAGATTGTAAAATTAGGATATACACCAGAATCACTAATAGAATCAGTAAAGAGTAGAGTTAAAAATATGCAAACAACAGCTATACAGAAAATGCTCAAAGGTGGAATAAAAGACAAAAGAGAATTAGAAAAGATAAATACTTTTTTAGATAACTTAAACAGACTAGCAGGGGAGGAATAAAATGTTAGGGGGATTACCAGTAGAAATGATTACAATGCTAGGCTCTAGCTTACTTGGTGGAGTAATGTCCATTTGGGGCCAAAGTATTAAAGCAAAACAAGAAGAACAAAAGATGTTAATGGAACGTGCAAACTTCCAAATGAAATCCGTTGAGAGTGCAAGAACTTATGAGAACAAAGGATTCCAATGGACTAGAAGAATCATAGCTTTAACAGCAGTATTTTTTGTTATTGCATGGCCTAAGATAGTACCTGTACTTATGGATATTCCTGTCATCTTAACATGGACAGAATTTAAGCCAGGTTTTTTGTTTCTCATAGAGAAGAAAGAAGTATTAATGGACAGAGCATTTGCAGGTGTAGTGATTACACCTCTCGATACTCACCTTATGTCATCAATAGTGGGACTATACTTCGGTGGAAGTTTGGTGAAGAAGTAATGCCTTTAAATATTACAATACCCGTAAGAAAAAGACAACAACAGGAAGGTCCTGATATTCAGCTTAAAGAAAAACCTAGCTACCAACCTTTTTTAAAAGAACAAAAAGCAAAAAAGGTAGAGACTGAAAAAGCATTATACTTTATTGATAAAGATTTAAGTAAATCTCAAAAGAAAAATATCATAGAGTACCTAGACAAAGTAGCAGATATAGAAAGCAGTGGCGGTACAGATGTATATGCAAAAGATGCAGAGGGGATATTTCAGTTTAAAGTTTCAGACAAATCATTTGAAGACGCAAAAGATAGGTATATTAATCTAGCAAAAGATAAAACTCCAATGTGGGCTACTACAGCAAAAACTCCGATGGAACTAGACTGGGATTCTCAGAGAGCATTAACCGTTGTCAACATGATAATGAGAGACCCGTCTACTGAATCAAGAGAGTATCTTATGGATATAGCTAATAAAGGATATAAAGATAATAAAAATTCTTTTTACCTATGGAAAAAATTCCATCAAGCAGGAAGCCCTAACGTACAAGAAGACAGCAATGCGTTAAGAAAACTAGGTCTTAATATTAGTTTAAACGATTTATAAACCTTTGCATATCTTCCGATAGTTCTTCAAACTTAAACTTCGTTTCATTAGCTAGGCCTACAAGAATGTTGGAGTGTTGGAAGTCAGGATATTCTTCCTTGAGATGTTTATATAATAACTTAGAGTTTACAGTCTGTTCATCTATGACTAACTCAAAGTCTCTGTTAACTCCTAAAGAGTAAAAACCAATATCAATTTTAAAATCATACTTTCTTCTTATTAGATTCTTCCAATCTTTCATCCTTTCTCCCCTCTAATTTTAACATAATTTCCATAATTCTATACACTTCTCCATAGGGTTTGGTCCATAAATATTTTAAGACTTCCTGTCTTTGTTCTTCATTTATCAAATAGTTCTTCATTTCTTTTCCTCTCTTTTTCTAATTCAATCTTTTCTATTTCTGCATTGATGATGTTATATATATCATCAAAGAATACTTTAAGATTAGCGTAGGTTATTTCAAACACACTCTTCTCTTTAGCGTTTTTCATTTCAAATGCATCTAATGATACTAACAGTTTTCCTGTAAAAGGGTCTTTAATTACTCTCATAAAAGTATCTCCTTATCTACAATCCTTATCAAGTCTTTTTCCATTTCCATAATTTTATCTTCATAATAACCTAATGAACTAGAACGAGAATCTTCATCATCAAAATGTTTAGTAATATACTTTTCTAGTAAAGCTATCTTATTTGCAATCTTATATATAACATAATCTAATTTAGATTTCCAATCAATATCTGTTCTATCTACAATCATAGATTTATTTAAAATATCATTTAATGTATATTCTGTGTCAGCAAGAGGCCTATTATTTAATCTACCATCATATTCTATTTTATATTTTAAGTAAGCATATTTATCATATACACTATCTAACTTATTTAAATATTTAAAGTCTATATCATAAAAATATTTATCATCAAAAAATGTTTTTTCAGTCAGCATATTTTTTAATTAACCTTTGCAGATACCACTCTGCTTTCTTTAAATCTTCTAAACCATTCTTCCTTTTAAATCTAGTAACGTACTTAATCACATTACCTTGGAAATAATCCATGTTGTTTGATTCTATATAATCAGCAGTTTCAATTCCTTCTTTATAGTAAGACGGGTTAATATTATCCATAGTTTTCTACATCCAATAAATCTTTTAAAGGAACTAGCCAACCCCATGAAGTATTACTATCTCCCCCTGGAACAGAACGATACTTATTTTTTTCAAGAATCTTTTTTAATCTATCTGTCTCTAAAGAAATAGCAAAACAGAATTGTTTTCCTTTATATAAATTAATAGTCCAATACTTTGATTCTGTTGTATTTATCCCACTATCTTTCCCCCTGCTTTTATATTCACAAAAGTGATTACCACTCTTAATCCACTTGTCTATCTCGGACTTAACTTCTACATTGTCCCCTTTTAATATCTCACCAATTATTTTTTCCCCACTCTTACCTACCTCTAAGTCGTATCTAAAATCTGAATTATGTTTCATTAGTTTAACTTCTTTCTCCATTCACTTATATGTAATACATTATCATGACCATTAGTCTTGGTTTCTTTTTTCTTCTCTTCAATGTTCACTACACTTAAACCAATTTCATACACCATGTCAGGGTCATCCAAAGCTATTTGGCAAAGGCCCATAGCTACGGTATAGCACATGACTTTATCATCTGTATCTTGCTTATAGTTAGAATGTAAACCACAGGCAAACCTGTTATCACCATAAGGTTTAATGACAATAACAACACTGTCATCATCAATTGGTACTTTTTTCATCGACTATCTCCTTTGGATTATTTAATTCTACATACCAACTGAACTTAGGGTTTCTTGCTTTTGACTGTTGTTGGGGCAAGTATTGAATGTTATCACCCCAACATTTATATTTATACTCACAGAAAGAACACACAGTACCTAAAACTTTATTGCCTGTCGGCTTTTGGTAGAACATTTCTTCTACTAAATCAAAACATCTTTCAAAAGGCTCATCCTTCATTAAGGCTTTGATATTTTTATAAACAATATCCAACGCTTGTTTACGATACTGTTCATCTTCTTCAGGGGGACTGCTTAATAATAATTCACCTGTAGATTTATTAACTACAATCCAACCACCGAAAGGTTTGGCGGTGGCTTCTGAATACAGATACCCTTGGGATAAGTATCCGAAGACATCACCTTCTACAAACTTATCAAATCCACCGCCCTGTTCCCCAAACTTTTTCTCAAAGGCAAACGGTGATGCACTCTTGATGTCATAAACCTTATCATCTATAATGATATCGTATGTACCTTTTATGTCGAAGTATTCTGTTTCTAACTTCACATCACCTTGTAAACCATTAATGTTTGCCTTAACTGTTTTTAGTAACATCACCACAACGGCTTCAAGGATGTCACCAAATAAATTTCTTAACTTGTAATTATAATTGTCAAAGTTCTTTAATGAATCATCATTGAAATACTTCTTTTCCATTTGTAATTGGCATAGGGGTCTACCAATACTGGACATTCTAATTCTAAATTCTGTATCTCTTTTATCTGTGAATTGTTTTTCGACTGCCTTTCCACAGTCTTCTTTAAACTCTTTAAGAATCTGTTTAGGTATGGCGACAGGCTCGTTTTGAGCCTGTGCCAAAAATGATTTTACTTCTTCTAAGAAAGTCAAGCTGACATTTCCTCTAAAAGAATTTCATCATCTAAATCATCTGCTGTTGTGGATGCCTTATGTTTTCTTTTTAAGGCTTCAGCATACTCCCTCTTGACATAATCATTCTCACTTTTAATATGCTCTTTAAACATATTGAAGACTTTCTTATCTTCTTCTGAGAACTTCACATCTTTATTGGAGTCTTTTATCTTAGCTACAAAGTAAGTCACACTACCATTGGTATGTTTCTCTGTACCAAAAAATTCTAGTACAGTATTCAACATAATCTTATTTCTTTTGGATAGACTTTTTAATTGTTCCCCGATAGGTAGGAAGTTCACACCCCGTACTCGATACAAGGCGGGTTCATTAACCAAGGATGCTTCTTTCCCTTTAGAGTCTTTACCTTTGATAGTGACAAGACCAAACACATTTCTAAAACATGTAATCTTATCTTGCTCTATCTTATCGGCAATTTCAAGTCCGTCTCTCATCGACCTAGGTATGCTACCACAAGCCTCTGTACCATTGGTATCAGGCTTTGCATCAGTCCAACTAGTAAACATGACTGATTTGTAATTGTTTTCCTCATTCTCTTCATCATATTTTTTATACTGATATGTATTGAAGAAAGGTCTAAAGGACACCTTCTCAGCATAGATAACGCCATGCTGTTGAGAATCTACCTTAAACAATCCTCGTTTTATAAGATTGCCGTCAGCATCCTCGGAGTCATAGTTAATAGATAATCGTGACAGTATTGTACCGTCACCACCCCCTGAGTCAGTTTCTTGGCCTATCAAAGCCATTAACTTATCTTGGGATAAATTATCTATATCTGTCGTTAAGTCATTCGTCATATAATATTCTCCTATTATAGTTTTTATGTGCTAGTATACTATCATATATCTGTGGATAAGTCAAGCCAATTTTTACCTTTTTTTATTTCAAAGTCTAGTGGCACGTTTAACTCACAGTCATATCTTTGTAATAAAGAATCTTTAACATTAGTGAATCCTGTTTTGATAACACTAATCGCTTCATCAATCTCATCAGGATGAGCATCAAGGACCACAGAATCATGGACTGTATTGATGATAACACTTTTAAGATTCTTTTCTTTTAATAATTCCCATACATTAATACAGGCAATGGGAACAATGTCAGCCGTAGCAAATCCCTGAACAGGATAGTTCTTAATTGTTGTACCATTAGAGTAAACATATTTACCACTATACCTATCAATGTTTCGATACACATTAGGAAAGTAATATTCTCGACCACTCGGTAGTCTAACGATACTTGTCTTATAAGCCTTCTCTTGTAAATGAACATGCCACTTTGCAATATCTTTATACTTCTTTAAAAATTTCTCATAGTATTCCTTTTCTTTTTTCTTACCCATCATTCCACCATACAGAGGTTTAAATGTATGAGCCTTTGCATCTTGTCGTGAACATCCAATAATGTCTGCAGTGTATTGGTGAACATCAACACCATTCTTAATGTCTTCCATACCTTGTTTATCTTGGGCTAAGAAAACGGCAGTACGAAATTCTAGTTGGGCAAAGTCTACTTCAATAATCTGCCCACCTTCAAAGCGAGATTTAATTACTCGCTTCACAGGAAACTTATCACCCCTCGGCATATTCTGGAAGTTAGGTTTGGAAGACGATAACCTACCAGTTGTAGTAGTATACTGATTGTATGAGGGGTGTAAGATATTATTCGCTCTTGTGTTATCTCGGATACCTGTAACAAAAGTATTGAGGTATGTTTCAATCGCACTGTATCGAATAATACTATCGACAAAATCTTTTAATGCACCGTCTGATGTCGCACTAATTCTAGTTAAGGTTTCTTTGTCTGTTTTAAATCCACCTTGAGATGCGTCATTAACTGTTCTTGATTTATAATTAAATCCTGCGGGGGCTTGTGTTTGAATATATAACATCCCTTCCTTTTTACATTTAGGACAAATGTTTAACATCTTAGAAGGCTTACCGTCTTTATTCTGTTTTCGGATATAGCCAACACCACTACAAGTTCCACACTGTTGGGCAACCGTTTTGTATACTTGGTCAGTATGTTTGAGAACTAACTGTTGAAAATCTTTCTCTGATATTTTAGGTCTTCTCTTTTGCTTACCACTATTCTTATCCACACCAATATTAAATAATGTAGCCCAAGTATTTTTATCCTGAACTTTTCTAGAGTAGATAACTTTTGATAGGTCCTCTGTTGATGATAAGTTAATAGGCGTATCACCCATGAATTGTTGAATAACTCTGTTAATCTTACTCTTTAATTTGACATACTCTTCATTCAATTCTTTTTCCACAACATCAAGTTCTGTCAAATCAATATAGTTTCCATTACATTCCATATCAATTAAGACACGTAGAAAATCATTCATAAGATTCAGAGTAGGCTTTAAGATGTTATTCCCCGGCTGATTGAACAATCTTACTTGTGTAAGATATAGTTGTTTAGTAATAGCTACGTCTTGCTTACCATACTCTTCTAATTTTTCCATAGGAATTTCATCTACACCATAGCCACTGTCCATATAAGATGCTAGAATATCGGACTTAACACTTAAACCTCTTCTCTTACAGGATTCTTTTAAAGAGATAGATTTATTTTTGACACCTCTGTTCATCACATACTCAGCTAACATAGTATCATAAAGTTTGCCGTTATAAGTAAAGCCAAACTCATACATCCATGACATATCAAATTTTAAATTGTGGCCTACGACTAAAGTAGAATCATTTAAAATCTCTTGGATTCTTTTCTTACTCTCTTGTATTTTCTTCATGTCCTTCATATCTTTATGATAGAAGAAAAAATATTCATCATTAATTCCTACGCTAACAAGTCTATTGTCAGGATGAAAAGGTGTAGGGTCACCGTCTTTGGTGAATGTTGTTTCAACATCTAATACTGTAATCAAATTGTCTTCCTTTCTATATAATTGATTTATATTGTGATAGGGCAGGGATTAAGTGTAATTGGAATACAGGATGAGTTCCTGATAATTTATTTTTGGATATAGAGATTGTTCTTGTATTACCTTCATTAACATTCTCTTCATCTGTATCATTCTTTCCAATACCAACAATCAAATCAGCTTCCGCCGCCTTGCCTGTCTTAGAATTTTCCATAACATTAAAACTCAAATTTAATTTACCATGTCCTTCTGCTGAGGCTTGGGACATACCAATCACTAAACAGTTATGTCTTTTGGCTAACTCTCTCGCTTGTAAATAAATATCTCGTAGCTTCTCATGAGAAGAATTAAACTTACCTGTCACATTAACTTTGTCTAATTGGTCAATGATTAAGATGTCTACTTCATTATCTTTACAGTAAATATCTAAGTCTTCCATAGTCATACCTACTTTGTCATGAGTAAAGATTCTAGATTTAATTTTATTCCACTGTTCCTCTGCTAATTTTCTACTCCCATTGTACACCTCTCTTCTTGTAATATCACTACAAGCATTAATCATTCTCATCTGTGTACGTTTTGCAGGTTCTTCGTTGATGAAGGAATGGCAGTTATGTCCTTGCCATGCAAAGCCATTTTGTTTAGCAACCAAGCTAACCCAAAAGGCAGTCTTCCCTGTCTCAGGTCTAGCGAACACAACCATAAAGTTACCTCGACCAATACCCCCTGTGGAATTTTGAAGTTCATCAATGTTAAACTCGAACTCCCCATTGTGTTCATTAACAGAAAGTATTTCATCAAAGTCCGTACTTACTAAAGTGTCTTCTTTGTCTTCAAAGTTTTCTTCATCAACCTCATTGAGAAATCTTCTAATCTCTTGGAAAGAATGTTTACTAGGATTGTTTCCTAATTCAATACAAAGTTTAGACATCTCATCTGCCTTAGCCATTTTGTACATACTCTTAATAGCATTTTCCACAATGGTATCAGACATCGGTGCTGATTGTTCTAGTCGACTGATAATGTTTTTAATGTTAAGTTGAGCATTAACACTTTGATTAGCGAAGTATGTTTCAAAGAAACTAATTCGTAAGTCTTCAAAGGTAATCTGTTCTAGTTGAGGATTGTCCTCATAGATTTGACAGATTGCATTGTAAATATCTCTTACTCCATTAGAGAAGAAATCTTTATGAATAATTTTTTTAACTCTAAGAAAGTTCTTTTTTTGTAATAGAATTTTGAGAACATATAATCTTAGGTTTCCGTCTTCCATGTTTGCCTTTCTATCTTACTGTGTAAGATTAGTATTGTATCTCCATTAGTCTTGCTTCCATTTCACACTTAGCAATTTCTAATTGTTTTAAACGCTCTGAGTCACAATTCACTTTAGTTTCTTCCACGATAGGTTCTAGCTTTTCTATTTTAATATTATCATTTCTATCTCTATCAATAATAAAAGAACAGCCACTAGTAGTAAATAAAAAAACTAAAGCAATAATAAATACAAAATAATTAAGGGGATTCATTATTGTAATTCCTTAATGATTCTTACGGCAGGTACTTGAGTCATCGTTTCTGCATCAAAGTATTTATCTCTTGTGATACCACAGTCTTTAAGATTATTAAAGGCACTGTCCATAATCACTTCTTCATAGCTACCGTATGTACCTTCCTTAATAATATTACTAAAATCAGAACGATAACCTGTTTCACTAAAAGGTAATTGATACTCTTTTAATCTCTTCCATGTAGCAATCCTACAACCACTGGCCTTGTCTATCTTCATCGGTTCAAACGTATGGTCATCATTTTCCCCTAAGTCTTCAAGGGCTTTGTTATGAAACTCTAAGCTATACATGACTGTCGGTTCACCATAAATATCGTCATACCTTTCTTTACCTACTTTTACTATCGTAGCCACCCCCATGATGTCTACTAAATATTTTTTAGTCTTATCAAACAATCCCATTCTATTTCCTTTCTATTTGTATGAGTGTGTTTTGAAGTACTCTTCGTACATCTTTATTGTCTTAGCATCCCCTATAATTTTTAGCTTATAGTCTT